CTCCCGCCATACTTTCAGATGCCCAAAATAAATCTTTTTGTCCCCCTTGTTCAAACCACCATCTTGCTGAAGGATTTTTAAAGTTTACTTTAAAAGTACCTGTTAGCATTCTACCAGACAGATGTCTTGAACTTAAATTTCCACTAAGATCTTTATATTGGGATAAACCATCTCCATACATGTCAATAGGAACAAATCTTGAATTATAATATCTCATTCCCCCAGGAAAAGGATCCATACCCATATATCCTGCATATCCTGGACCTGTTTGCCAATTTCCATTTACTTGGGGACTAGGGTGTTCAGGGAATGTATTTTGGTTTTTTCCTATTCCCATACCTGCTGCTTTAAAACCCGTATGAAGATTAGCTGCTTCTCCTCCTCCCTCATCACTTGCTAAATAGAAAAAACCTCCTCCTTTTCCTGTTTCTCTAGACGCTGCGCCCCCCGTTCCTTCATATAAGACTGCAGTAGCTTTATCTTCTTTTTCTATTTCTTTCCAATTTTGAGCTATTAAATTATCACGTAAAGTTGTGTAGATTGCTTTTTCTGTTGGGTGTCCATAAGGATTATCTGTAGCATGATAATCTGTTAACCACCTTCCATCTTCTCCAAAATGTATTCCTGTTCCTGGGAAATGTCCTTGAGGCATTAGATTTGAAGATTCTGTTGTGTAACTTGCAACTTCTGAAAAATATCCTTTATTCCAATGTACATTATAACTTGTATCTAAGTTGTTAGGGTGTTCATAATCTAATAATTTAATTTTAAATTCAGAAGCCCAAGGAAAAGTTGATTGCATTAATTTTGCAAATACTGCATCTTCTCCTTTTTTTCTTATTTCTTGTACAAAGAAAGAATCATCTTCAGAATTAAAAACTACTGCTTTATCTAATCTTACATAAGAAAAATCAGGACCTGGTCCTGGAAACACCTCGTTTTCTTGATATCCAAATATTGAATTACCTACAAAAATAGCATTTGAATAAGTTGCAATCACAGGATCTGTTCCATGGCTAATATCCCCTTCTGATTTTCTTCTAGGTATTATAGCTGATCTAGTTATTTCAGTATCTGTCCAAGGATTAGCTAATACCGGTAAACCTGTCCCATCATAATTATATGATCTTGAAACATAAGTTATTATAGTTTCTGATCCTAAAGGCCCATTATGTGATAAATGTTTAGGTGGACCATTAAGCCCTTTAGGGTCAATTGGATTTAACATTATAGGTTTAGGAATATGAAAATCACCAAATCTTTCTATATGATCTTGTTTTTGAGTATAGGGATCTATTTTATAATGACGAGAAGGAGTTAAAGGAACATTATTTGAGATTTCAGAAAAAGGAGCATGGTTATGTAAATCTTTTCCATAATATTCAGATCCTGTATAAAATAAAGCTTCTTCAAATGTAGATGTAGATGCATTTCTTTGTAAACATAATTTATCTATTTGACCCCCAACATTTACCCCATCTAGCGTATATCCTGAGGGGTAAACAATAGGGTTTGAAGCTGCATCGTCTACGTATAGTCCAATTCCCCCCTGTGAATTAGGAGAATGAGGATCCCACACCCAACTAGCGTGTTTTGGAGGGTATTTTTCCCACTCTTCTAAATCTTCATTAAATTCATTAATCCATCTTAAAGATTTAGCATATACATCATATAAAGTTGTTCCTATTCCACTAGCTGAATGTGGTTCAACAACATTTCCTATTGTTTCTTTAAAAGGACCTGTACATTTATAATAATTAAAACCTGCTCTTTCTCCAGATCTTATTATAAAATTCATTCCATCTATATAATTATCTACATATCTATTTTGTAAGGGACCTAAATGTTTCCCATCTTCCATTTCATCTGTAAATTCATTGTAATATAATCCTATTAATTTAGTTCCTTCCCATCTAGGTCTTGTCCATCCTTTTGAAGATAATAAACTATCTTCAAAACATACATTAAAGAATCTACTACCTACAACAGGGGCTTCTATTGGGGGGTTAACTGATGGTGCAGCAGGAACTGAACTTTCTCCCATAGGGGCACTATAGTTTCCTTTATTAAACGGTCCAGGCATTTTTTAATTTATTATACATATTAACTTATTTATTATTTTATCATTAAGATTGACTACTATATACATTAGGTTCTGGAGTACAAGTTGCTGTAGATGTTTGAACAATCATATTACTTTGGGCTGCTGTAGGTCCTACATATTCCCATACTGATAGTGTTCCATTCCATTGCCACCCTATTGGAGGGTCAGATGAAACAGATGTTATACTACCCCACTCTCCGCGCCATATATTAGGTTGTGTTATTATTTCAGTAGGCATAATTTTTTAGTTTTTTCCTGTATTAGTTGCTGTTATATTGTAATTAGTTGTAAACTTACCACTACCTACAGGAGATACTGGTGATCTTGGTAATGTATTAAAAGTATTTATGAAAGGCACATTTCTTCCTATAGGCTGTGGTACATAATAATATGTTTTACTTGTTCTACATCCATCAAATGTTAATATAGGATGCATATTATCCCATAAAGTTACATAATTAGTTTGACAACTACCAGGACTTCCATATTTACTTTGACTCATATGACGATAATCACTTTGTGTAGCATGACCTTGTCCGTCTCTCCACATATTTTCATCTTCAACATCACTAATATTAATACAAGCATTATATACAGGTATATTTCCTTCTAAAGGAGGTGCAATTGGAATGATTGTTTCTCTTTCTAATCTTTCTATTGTAGGTATATTTCTTGCAAACTTTTGTCTTTCTAAGTAATGAGGTTCAATTAATAAACCTGTTTTTAGATTTGCTTTTGCAGGAACATGTTGTTCTACTATTTTAAATAAAGTATGGTCTAAATATTGTATTGTTTTTAAATAATCCCAGAAGTTTTGTCTATAGCTATTTAGGTATTTTTTAAAGTATGTTAATCTTAATTTTGTTAAATCTGGATAGTCTTCTCTTTTTTGGTGTTTTGGATCTCCAATAAAATCATCCATTCTAAAAGCACCTAAAGTATAAACTATATCTTCATTTATTTCTTTTTGTGGTGAGAAAAATACTCCTAAATCATTATAATCTAAAGGTTGTCTATCCAAAGTTGAGTCTTCTGATTTAATATCAAAAGATAATATACTTCTATCTACTGAACCTGAATCTATTCTTACTTTTTCACTTGTAGTTGAAATACCTACTGTGTCTGGAGTTAAATGTCTGTGAGTTTCATATACAGCTCCAAAAGATTGACTTACCATAATACTTCTTATACTTTGAGAAGGATAAAGATCAAATTCAGGATGGGGGTTGAAATTTTTAACATATCCTGTTCCATTATACTGTATATGTTGATTCATATATGAATCTGTTTCTATTTTATTATTACTTCCTAAAGGTAATCTTAAATATACATTATCCCAAGATGAACTAATAGTATTACCTGAATATTGAAAAGGGTCAAGTGCATGTTTTAATAGAGTATCATGAGTTAAATATTCTGTTGTGTGGAATTTTATTTCTTGGAATGATCCTGAATACGCTTCTGCTGCATGTGGGTGTCCTCCAAAATAAGCATGTGTAGCAGGAGTTGTATTATCACAATTATTAGCTGCGTCTCCAAATGTTACAGCTCTTTCATATTCACTAAATAAGGCTGAAGATGTTGTATAAGTAACATTTCCTAAGAAATTTGATTGATAAGCTCCAAAGTCTACAAAATCAGCACTTCCTGATTTTCCTTCAGTTCCTATAAATATATTCCAAAAATCTCCATTAAATGCGGGAAATAACTCTGATGTAGCTCTTACGCTTCCATTAACTGTTAATGTTAAAGACCCCCATTGTTTATAATCATTTGAAGATGAAATATCAGCACCTACATAAGGTGTTAATAATAAATGAGGATCATTTCCTGGGAAGTTTGGATTATATAAACTAAATAAATGTATATTAGTTTGTGCACTTCCTGTTGGACCACAACATAATTGAATAGGCGAAAGTCCTCTAGCATCATCTAATCTTCTAGGGTTTATTCTAAATTCTATTGTTTTCGAAGATGCTGTTACATGACAGTCTGTAATTATTTCTGGGGGTATTTCTGTTACTACTGTAGTATATGTAGGTAATACACACTCACATCTACTACTACTTATTGGTCCTGGTACAGGACATCCATATTCTATTGATGAAGATGCAGGACAACATGTACATCCTTCAAATTCTATATCTCCTGGTAGTGGATCTCCTCCTGAAGCTATAGCTGCACATTTACAAGCTGCTCCATCTATTTGGCCTACTAAAGGAGCCATAATATTAGGGTTATTTGTTATAGGTGCTTGTATAATATCTCCAGGTATGTCTTCACATGTTGCTTTATATTCTGTGATATATAATAATTTAGATGTGTCCATTCCTCTTTTAGTTGGATCAGGACACATATTATCTACTACATCCATAAAAGGAACTGTAGAGAAATCTGAAGTAACAACATTACCATTTATTAACCAAGGGGTCCCAAAACCATTAATTGGATCCTCGTGTAATATCATTAAGGCATTTATTAATGATTCCCAATTAGCATATACTGCATTAGTCACTCCATTTGTTATCCCCTCTATCCAACTAGTACCATTAGTTTCATTTATATAGTCTGTGTTTACATAGATGTTTGAAGGTCTTACAAATATACCTTCTCCACTACAATTATTATTTCCTGGATTAAAAGGGGTTATTGGAGGTAAATTATTTCTAAGAACTGCAGGTTGTGCTTCAAGAGGACCACAGGTACAACCTCCATGATCTGTAGTATTATCATAACTAGTATTCACATAAAAATAACCAGAAATGTTAGTAGAATGACCATTAGTTGGTGGGAGTGCACATACTACATTTCCTTGTGCCTGTGTATTTATTGTAATTTGAGTACCATGAATCAACCAATCGCAAAAAGCAAAAGGATCAGCATTATCTTCAACTCCTGAGAAATAAGGACTTTCTACTCCTCCCCCACCATTATTAAAAGGAAAGTATTGGAATATGTTTTCTGTAGTAATTATATCTTCTCCTCCTGTTTGGTATTGTGTATTAGCTAATTCTACAGATGCTGTTGTTTCATGGTATGTTGAGGATAATGATAAATCAGTACCCGATGATACTACTGAACTTCCTGCCCAATTTTCGTCCCAATGTTCCCCTGTTAGTCCCATTTCTGATATTTTAGCATTTAAAAAATCAAACCAAGTAGTATAATAATTTATATCTGTTGGGTATTCATATACTGTTGATGATGGATCTATTATTGAATTTTGATAAAATCCTTGAATAGTAAACAATCCATATTTATTTCTTAAAGCTGAATTTGGTCCTAAACATAATAAATTATTTACATCATAAGTTATACTTGTAGTTTCACTTACTTCATTATTAGATTCTAATTCAATACATTGGGGTGTTGCTGAAGAATCTAGATCAATATAAAATTCATATTCTTTGTTTGGGTGATTTGAATGGTATGAATGTAGATTGTGAGCATTTGATTTAGGTGAAGGAGCTGGAGAGATATCATTTTTATCTAGAAATCCTGGTCGTGTATGGTCTCCAATTTGTGAATCACCATATTGTACATAATATAATTCATTTTCTATAACATTAAAGGGAGTTGCATAAGGAAAAGCAGGTTGTGCACTTTGTGATCCTACAGTAGCCGCCATTATTGCTGCGTCTCCTCTTATTGCATTTATATCGTCAATTAAATTTTCCCAAGAATACCATGTTTTAGGTAGTGTGGTACCCATACTTTGTCCTCCAGATGCTTCATCACAAGTACAATTATCAAGTGCTGCTGTTCCACCTCCTCCAGGTGGACATTGAGTTGATACCGTACATGAAGTTGTTGCAATTAAATCATAATAAGCATAATTTGTGTGTGTTTTTATATTTTGATGAGATACACCATTATTTGGAATGGATGTTAAATTACTACTCCAATCATGGTTAGGTTCTATTTTGCTTTCATAATTTTCAATATTATTAGTGTTTTGTGGGTTAGGTATCCATGGTCCTCCATTATTTGTACCATCAGTATAAAATTTATTATAACCATAAAATGAATTATCATATCCATATAATCTAATGTAGTGAGGAGTAGCATATCCTCCTCCTGAGTTAGGAGCTCCTCCTGTTGGTCCTTTCATTACAGCAGGGCATTCTATTATTTTAGAATCTATATGACGTCTTCCTTGTAAATCACCATCACCATCTCCATCCCAATCTAACCAATAATCTGGATTATTAATACCATAATCTACACCTTCCCATTTATCAGTTTGATAATCCATATCCGAAGAAAGAATTGTAGAATTATAAAAACCGGGTCCTCCATAAAGATCATTAGATTTATCACTATTAAATCCTATTCCTGAAAAATATTTTAAAATATTAGTACTTGAAGGCATTTGCCATGGTCGAGCTGATGGATTGTTTTGTCCATACCATTCCCATGCTATTTTTAATTGTTCACGATGAGCTACTACAGAATCTATATATACGGATTGATTCCACTTTGATCCTCCATTCATCTGATTATCAGTATTTGGTTCCGCCCATGGACCTCTTAAAGAGGTAGAAGATCTACCACCAGTATTTGGAATGGCTTTATCGTATGAAGTATTACTATTACCATCAAAATTCCATATTATATCTGATTCTATTGGTAAATCTATTCTGTGTGTAGAATCTGCCTTTCCTGCATTTGCTTGGGTATAAAGATCTCCGGCGTGACTAGTAGAATATTGGTATGGTCCTCCATATCCCAAATGTACACTATTTTGAGTAGCTAATATACAATTTTCAGCACTACCATAATAAAGAATACCTGTTATATTAGGGTCTCCAAATTGAGCTGATGTAGAAGATCCTACTAAAGGTTCATTACTACTTATATCAATAGGAGATGAAGAAGGTGATAAAAATATAATTATTCTATACATAAATTGAAGATCTGTATTAGGATAATTTGATGTATCTCCATAATGTGGATGAGAAAATAAATGTCCTACTACAGCTTCTAATCCTGAATTACCTACTTGGGTTAATTCTTCTCCTACTTGAAAACTTCCTATTTTTTCGTTTGCATATACTGTATAAGAAAGTGCTTCTCCTAAACCACCATAATATCCTGCGTTAGGTTCTCCATCACCATAACCCCCAATTAAATTTGGGAAAATATTACGACTTGGGTACATATAACTAGTTCCCTTAACATACCATATTCCTCCTGGTTCTAAAGCTATAGATGATGTTTTTACTGTTGTAGTGTATTCTGTAGCTAATTCAAATTTTAAAGTACTTATATCAGTTGTTTTTAAGGTTGGATCTATTGAAACATAATCCATAAAATGATCAAGACTTGCAAAAGCTCCTTGTGGTAAAGGAATTATATGTTCTCCAAAAGGAGTTATAATAAAGGGTTCATTTATTGTAGCTCCTGATGTTCCTCCTGATATTTGTCCATAACTACTTAAAGTTCCTGCTGTTACTTCTAAAACTATTACTGGGGGGATTGCTATAAGTTGATTAGGTGTTAGTTCTTTTATTGTTGCTATTAAACCTCCATTACCTGATTGAGTTACTGATTCTCCTATTTCAAATAAACCATCTTGAGTAGATCCTTCTACTTTAAATTGATCTACTGTTAGTGAACTTAAAACAGCACCACTAGTATCTCCTATAATGTCTAATTCTTTATCTAAAGTACCACTAGTTATATCTATTATAATTGCTATATCATCAGTTCCAGAATTTATTTCTATAATAGTAGCATTAAAACTTCCATTGTTAGGTTGATTTACTGGTTCATTTAAACTAAAAATATTTGTAAGAGAGGAACCTGTTATTGTTATTTCTGTATTATCATTTATTATTAAAGTATCAGGACATTCTTCAGCACATAAACATTCGTCTGCTATTATATCTCCTCCTATTTCTGTGTCTGTCCAATCATCACTTAAAGATACTGAATTTCCTAAATTTATAGCTCTATCTATAAAACCTGTATATGTTGTAAAAGGTGTTTGGTTTGGATCTATTAAAGGATCTATAAAGAAATTATCTACTGAAAAAGTATAATTGAATGTTCCTTTACCTAATCCATCATCTTCTTTACATGTTATTACTGATACACCTATATCACTTTCCCAATCAGCACATAATGTTTCTCCTACTACAATATCTATAGCATTCTCAAGTTCTACTTGTGTAAGTGGGTTTTCTTTAATAGATTCCTCAGTTACATTCCATCCATATTGTTGTAAACCACCATATCCATATTGTGGGTCATATCCTACAGGATATTCTCCTTGTCCCGCCGTATATGCCCAAGTTGCTCCACAATAAGGGTTTACATTTACTCCAAAATAACCATTTAAAGCATCAAGATTTATAGCTCTATTAGCCCCTGGTAGTAAAATCTCATGGCTAGGTTCTAACATACCTGGATTTTCATTCACACTACCTGTTAATATTGCTCCTAACACATGTAGGGGGAAGGCTAATTGTGATTTGTAAAAATAAGTTGATCCATCTGCTCCTAGCAATTTATTACCACCTGAACTTAATCCTACTGGAGCTGAAGGATACATCATATGAATCAAATCTCCTTGGTTTTCATATTCTGGCGCAGATCTATCTACAGTTTCTAAATATGTGTGAATATATAATTCATAATCACTTCTCCAAACTTCTTTTCCTTGTTTATTTCCTTCAATTTCTGCTTGAGTACAACTAATATCAGCAAATGTAGGAGTGATAGAGGATGCAAAACCTGTATATTGATCTTGGTCAGTTGTGTGTGCCCCTGACTCATCATAGAAATTAAAACATAAAGCCTTATCAGTTGCGTTTTCTAATGAAGGTGCTGGACCCCTCCATGCATTACCCTCTCCTGATAATCCTGAGGTTGTGTTAGGAGCATGATCATCATACAATCCTAAACCATCATTAATTATATCTTTTAAAGGTACAGCTTGTCCTCCTATTGTTATAGTATTACCACCAGTCCATACCTCGTTTTTTATTGATATTGCTCGGCCATCTGATGTTGTGTCCATAGGAAGTACATACCAATTATGGCCTGAAGCTTGCTCAAGATCAGCACTTTCATCCCAAGGTTGGGCAGCTGATATAGTATCATTAGTACTATAACACGTACTAATAGAACCTGATCCTTGTGCTGAAGGAGTAAAACCATCTGCTTCAAAAGCATTTTGTAAATAGTTTCCTATATTTGAAAAAGGTAATCTAGCTATATCTAACCATCTTTCATGAGAAGAAATCATATGATAAACTTGTCCTGTAAATGCAGCTCCTTGTTGAACTACCCAATTTTCTACAGTTTGCATTGCTGATGTAGCCTGGCTAACAGTCATAGAAGTACCATCATAAAAACAATATATTGATGCATCTATAGGACATTGTTCTTGGAGTATCTGATTTAGTGAGTCTTCTGAGATATTAAATTTAAGAGTATTTATATCTATATCTTGAAGATTACCTAAAGTTGGATCAGATGTACTAATATCAGAATAATAATCCATAAACTCTTGTATAGGAGTTATTTGAGATATTGCATCTCCTTCAAAAGCCCCATTACTTGTTGCTGGGTTTAAAATTAATGTTTTACTATCACAAGGTCCTTCTGCTTCTGTTAATATTAAAGCTGTTGTTAAAAGAGAAAACCTAACACTATTTGCATCTTCTTCTACATTATGACCATCTGCATTTAATTGTTGTAAAAATGATTGGTAATTAATATATAAAGTATCATCAAAAGGTATGACATTTGGATCTTTTTTAAAGCCCATAACCCTTCTTATATATCCATTGTTTGGTCCCAAACAAGGACTTTCTACTGTTTCGTTATTTGGTAAGGGTTCAAAAGTTTCATAAAAATATTCATCAATATTATACCCATAAAATCCATTAGAATATGTAGTAAAATAATCTAAAAATTCAGTTGAATTTTGGAATGTTCCATTCCCTATAGGATTTTGTATAAGACCACAACCTGTTGGAGTTACTGTTGTTGTTGTTGTTGTTTTTTCACAAAAACCAGTACATTCATTGTAAAAGTATCCGTCATTTTCATCACATGTATTTGTTGATGTATTAAATTCTCCTCCCCCAACTGAAGTTGTGCAAAGACAATAATCTGTGTATACATAAATATTTTGTCCTTCTCCAAATACCTCAGATTCTACATTAGCAAAAGTACGCTGTGGTCCAGTAAGAGTAATTCCTAATATAGATTCTATATCTGTTATTAAAGCTTCCCAATTATAATAAGTATTTCCATCTATAGAAGCATAAGTAGAGTTGGTTAAAGCATCTATCGTAATATGAGTTATAAATAAGTTTTCTGCACTTCTATTCCCATCTATACAAACATCTGGTGTTCCTGATGTTGTGGTATCACCATATAAAAAGGTATCAAAATTTAATGTTGGGTTGTTTGTTGAGATATGAGACATTTGCATTAAAGCTGCACTTGCTCCTACACCTATTACTCCTGTATCTGTTTTACCTGTACAAGTATCAGTATTTGAAGATCCAATACCTTCAGTGCTAAATATTATATTTTGAGTGTATAAATCTTCTAAATTAGTATAAGTTGTTCCATCAATAGTTACCCCTCCACTATCTACATTACTAAAAATAGTTTCATCTATAAATGTGTTTGAAGGAAAAGGACCAACTATATCACACCCAAAAGATGCTATTTGTCCTGAATTCCATCCTTCCATATTAATTACATGGTCTCCTGCTGTTAGGTTTATTTTATATACCCACCAATTATTAAAGTTTTCTCCTGCATCTGAATTTTTTTCTACTACTATTTCACCATCAACAAGAAATCTAATTCTATTATCCCCTCCTAGTCCTATTAAATATTCTCCATCTGCAGGAACTGTTATACATTCAGAAAATCCTATCCATTGGTTTAATGGATTCATAAGTTGAGTATTACCACCACTAGGATTATAAGTATCTGTATCATCCCATACCCCTATTTGGTTTAATCTTCCATCACTTGTATTTTGAGAAGGATTTCCAAAATACGTATTTGTAATATTACCATGGAAGTTTGATGAAAGTGGATCTGCAAAAAATTTAGCTCCATTTTTACCATAAACTGTTGATTGAGCTCCATTTTGTAGGGTAGATGTTGAGTTTACTGTTGGTGGTACTTGTAGTAATTGTGTTGATGTAGATGTTCCACCACCTGCCCCAGCATTTGTTCCCCCTGTAAATTCCCGTTTAAGTGGAGATAATTGAGTATAAATACAAGGACCACCACTAGCATTTTGTTGTAATGTAGATGTTCCTGACATTTGAGTATTTCCACTTGTTCCTACTTGGTTTTGTGATATTTCTACTCTATTTGGTCCTGTACTATAGTAAGCGTTAAATTCTGAATTTTGATTTATATCATTTGCTAAGTTTTGTATTTGTGTTAAAACAGTATTACCATTTATTGTAAAAGTATGTAATGTTCCATTAATATCTTGTAATATTAATGTTTTTCCAATTAAATCATTAGTACAAGTATCAATTGTACCATCTGTCCCTCCTGTAAGACCATAAGTACTAGTATTACCAGGAGAAGCATCTACACAATTACGTCCAGGTGTTTCAGGACTTCCTCCAGTAATATAACTCATAAGAGTACCTGTTATTGGAGTATTAGCTGCTAATGATTCATCTGTTGTTGATATTAAACATAGTATATTTTTTCCCCCTTGATCATCATATACAGCATTAAAGTTATTATTAGCATTTATATCATTTGCTAAATTCTGGGCTTGATCTATATTACTACTTCCTGATATTGTAAATGTATGTGTTGTTCCAGATGAATCTTCTAATATTACTGTTAAACCATTATATATACTAACAAAACTATCATCATTACACCACGATACACCCCCTGTTGCTGGATTACCTCCTTCTCCACCTGAACTTGGAAAATATAATGGGGCATCTGCTTCTTTTCCTGGTCCATCTAATACAGTAAAATCATCACACCCACAAGAAGATGAAGGTGGAAATTCTGTAAGTACATCTGGAGTTATTAATTCTGAAAATATAGTATCTGTATTTACTCCAGGTATTGCAGGATTTTCATATCCTGCAGTATTTAATTCATTTATAAAATTATTATATATTTTATAACAATTTCCTGTTATTCCTCCTGTGTGTTCACAATTTGAACTTAAATAATTTATTACTTCTAATCCTGTTAAGTAGGCAGATGCATTAATACTTGGACTACTCCAATATATATTTCCACCTCCATCTTCAGAACTATTTAAAACATTTATATCTCCATTATATGTGTTTAGATTCTCATCCCATATAAAAGCTCCTTCTGCACCAGGTATTGCTAATAATAAGTCATTAGTAATATTAGAAGTTCCTGAATCCCCCATAAAGAGATAATCAATTAATTGTTCTGCTGTTAAGTTTATATCTACATTTGCGTTTGATACGTGTAAAGTGAAATTTGCATTACATGAGCCTCCTTTAGCGTTTGAGTGTTTTACACATGTTGGGTCTACTTCAAAACATTCTAAAACAAATAATCCGTAATCATTAACCCCTGTACATTGTTTTTCTCCTAAAAATAAAGGAGTTTTTGTAGGATTTACTGATTCAAAACTAAAAGTAGATATATCGTGACTACAATACCCATTTGTACAATCAGTTACAAAATCTAAAAACCCCTCTTCATCTTGAAATAAACCATATGTTTCTATTCCATTAATTACCGTTGTTCCAGATCCATCAAATTTTATACCATTTTGTATTAAAATTTTACTATCACATGAATTTGTTCCTGGAACTACAGTTGTAACTGAAGTAGAATTATTAGCTCCTCCTCCTGCGTCTTCAGGCCCCCCCGATCCAAAATCATGTTTTGTTAAAAATTCTACTTGTGGGAATTGTTGAGGATTACCACAAGCAGGAGTAGTCATATCTTCAAAGAAAGTACCTTCTATAGGTGTATTACCTTCTATTCCCATTAAATGTTGTTCTAGTTTTATTACTAGATCTAAATTGTATTCATAATGATTATAATGGAATAAATCATTAGGTACTTCTAAAGAAGCACTAAATAAAGGATGTGCATCTATACAAGCTGTTATACTTTGAGCTGTTTCTAAACCACTTTGTGCATGTATTTCAAATTCAATACCTGATGAAAATATATGAGTAGACCCATCAGTTGCTTCTAATTCTATTGTTTTTGGAAAAGGTTGATCAAAATTTTCACCAATAGTACCCATTGAACATACTATTTGTCCCTTTGCCTTACCAGGTTGACTTACAGATACTCCTGTGAATGCAGGATCATCAACATACCAAGGAGATTCTATAAAAAATCCATTTGCTCCAGAGTCTCCTTGTAAAGTATATGAGAATTTTTCATAATTAAAAGTTTTATATGTTGTTTCATCTGTTGTAGGTCCTCCATATTCTTTTATGTTTAATATAGTTTCTGGAACTCCATAACAACTCATTAATGCTCTAATTCCTCTTTCTGTTCCTTTAGTTTTTAAAAGAAAAGGTAAATTATGATATAATCTTTTCCATACTTCTTTAGTTATATCTCCCTTAGGTATTGAACTTCCTCCATGATCACATTTAACAACGTCAGCTGTTATCATTTCTTGACCTGGAGGAGCTTCATATGTTCCAAAAGCACCTGTTTTTGTTTTAGAAGTTCCTATTATATATTCAAATAATTCTTCATTTTCAAATTGATCAAAAGCTTCTATTCCTAAACTTTGTAATGCAGTAAATACTAAATCTTTTGATATTCCTTCAGTAAAGGAATTGTTTGCATTTCTTATTTTACTTACATGATCTATATATATCCATATTTGGTCAAAATATTGACCAATCATATTAGTAAAAGTTACATATTGTTCATTTTCTTCTCTTTCAAGAATATGTTGAGGTAATGTTTTTTGTAAATTATAACCATTATCTCTATCAAATCTAGAAGCTGATAATATTTGTCCTCCATATTCTGTGCTATATTCATCTAGATTACCAAACCATTCTACAGCTTCATCTGATGTTGTAGGATACAAGTTAAAAGGTTTAACAAATACATCACAATCATCTAATCCTACTACCATAAATGAAGAAGAGGGTACAAGAGCAACTGATCCTGTTAATTGTAGGTTTCCTATACCAAAATCAGGAATCTTAGGCCAAGCATAAGGATGGTGTTCATAATATAAGAATTTTTCATAATTATCAAAACTACTAATTAATTTAGCTCTTTTTGATTCTATGGTATTTCTATTATTTATAACAGCAGTTGAAGTTGATATAGTTCCTGTTATTGTTCCTATGTCTTCTATTTGGGCTTCGTATAATTCTACTAAACTTAATTTATATTTAAAATTTCTTAATCTTTCTTCTGCACTACCAAAATGAGTAAAATTTTCAAAATGATATCCTGTTTCTAAAGAACCAGTACCTGTTTTTGTAAAATCTACTGATAGTTTTACACTTTCACTTAAATGACTTAATACATTATATAATGAAGCTGAATTAGCTCCTTCTAAAAAACTATTATATGTTTTAAAAGCTGAAGGAACAGAATCATTTAAACGTGTATCTATTCTAAAGTTGGGTCCTTTTATAGCTATATTTGGATCATCAGGAGCAGCAGTTCCTAAATCTATTACAAATTCTAATGGATCTATAACATCTTCACATATTCTTAAATTTGCGTTGTCTTCTACATCTTCTGGAAGGGGTTCATATAATTTTATTAATACACATTTTTCTTTTAAACTATATGCTATATTAATTCCTAATATATTTTTATTACCCCCAAAATTAAGTATAAAATCTCTTTCAAAACCAGAAGCTCCAATTTCACTCATGTATCTTTCTACCATTGATTGAATTTGCTCATCATCATAAGATTCAGAATATAATTTTAATTCTGTTCTAGATGGTGAGATTTCTTTAATGTAAAAGAATTTAGCAAAAGTATCTAATATTTTTTTTCTTTGTAAATTATACACACAAGAATACTGACCTTGGTTAAATCCTAATTCTTGAAGTTTTTTAGTAGGATCAACAAATATAGTATTTGTTAAATTTGGAGTTTGGGTATCTAAAATTTCTGGATATTGCCAATCCTCATAATCATCTATAGAATATAATAAAGTCCCCCCCATATCAAATATATGAAATTCTATATAGTCATTTATTTTACCAAATTTTCTTTGTTGGGTTTTAGAAACAATCTTACCTTTGTCTCTAACATCTATTCTTGAAATATTATTTATTTTTATATTCTCCATTATCTCATACTATCTATTTTTTTACCATGCCAATATCTATCCTTTATTCCAAAAGTTCCTGCTTTTGGTATCCACTCAAATCTAGATTCACTCCAAAAATACCTAGAAATTGGTTTAGTATGTGGGTTTATAGGAATTCCTATAGATGGTCTCCAATCTTGCCATCTTTTATAAACACCATTTTCTAATTTTGGTGTTTCATCTGTATTTTTAATATATTTTAATCCCCAATACCAATCTCCTTTAGGAGAACTTACTCCTAATCTCATTAATTTTCCTGCTTCTCCTATACTATCATTTTTTAATAAATTACTAGGGTTAGCTCTAAATCCGGATGGTGGACTTTTTGGTTGTGGTTCTCCTGCTAATCCTTGCATTCCAGGTGCAGATATTCCTGCCATTCCTAAAGCTGAAGAAGTTGATATATTATCTGGGGAAGAAGGTGAAGAGGAGTCTTTTTGAGCTTTTTTATCTGAGTTTTTTACTCGATTAATAAATCTGTCAATAAGATTTTTACCTATAAGTTTATTTCTTTCTTCACTAGTAACTTTTTTATCCATTTCACCTGTTACTATATTTTTAAGTTTACTAGTATCTATTGTTAAGTTTTTAAGATCTCCATCGGGATCTACTTTTTCTAATATTTTTGTGTATCTTATAATAGTACGTCTAGTTTTTAATAAATCTGGAGTTACTTCGTTTAATCTAGATTGTGCGCTTATTTTTTCATCTGGAGTTAAATCTACTGCTCCTCTTGCTCCTAGATCACGTTGATATCTGTATCTAAGGCCTTCTAAATATTCTTCTTTAGCTAATAATTGGCGAGTTTCTTTATCTAAAGCAGCTATATAATCATTTACTGTTGGGTAATTAGAAGGATCTGCTATAAAGTCGTCTGGATCTAATTGTATTATTTTTTTATCTTCTGCTTGTTTTCTTTCTTCTTCATCTCCATAAAGATCTTCATTTTGGAATTCAGGACCTGAAGGTATTCCTTTAACTACATCTTCAGTAACTAATATGTATACTTCTTCGTCTGGAGTTTCTTCAAGATGGCCTTGTGTTCTTTTAAGAATAAGATAAGTATCAAATTTTTTAATTGCTCTTTTTCTACCCTGATCCATATAATAAATTGTAGGATTATCAGGTTGTTTTAAGAAAGAACCATTTTTAAATATTGGATGCTCTTTATCTAAATCATCTGTTTGAGCTAGTTCTATTTCTAATTCAGCTATTCTTTCTGTTAGTTCTATTATTTCTTCATCTCTTTCATCTTGGTAATTATTATAATGATCTAGACTTGATTTTATTAAATATTCATGTGAATCAATAGATCCTTCTTTAGGAATTGCATAAAAAACTTTTGCATGATCCTTCCAAAACTTTTTTAAATCAACTTCATCACTTCCTTTAGATTCGTGGAATTCAGAAAAACCTTTATCTATAACTTTATTTAAAGATTTACTACTATATACTGTTTTTTTTATTGTAATGGGATGAGATACACTACCTATTTTATGTATATGATGAATTCCTTTTATTTGTTCTTCTAACATATAACCATAAGGATATTCTCCTACATATTCGTGTGTGTGAGAAGTTATTTCTCCTGTTTGGTTATTTTGTGAAAGATGCTCAAATATTTCAACTGTATCATCTTCATACACTACAAATTGATGAACATGGCCCTGCGTTCCATTAGATGTAACCATCCTCTCAGTCGCCCCTTTAAATTTAACTACTTTTACTGGAAGTGCTGATTCTCCTTTTTCTATTAGTGTATTCTTATTTAACATTATCTAACTACTTTAAAATAATAATCTTCGTCATATATGTTTATACCCTCATTACTATCTACCCTAAATTGTAGTTTATAATAACGTTCAGGTTGTAATCCTTCCATCCATAAATCAAAATACATTCCTTCTCCATCTGCACTTAATTTTGTATATGAAGTATCGAAGGGGATTATTATTTCCTCTGTAGTTGCGTCACGTAAACTATAATAACTTGTAGTTGGTAAATATTGTGTATCTAAATAATTTGAAGATGTTACAAAAGTCCTATCTGGAAATCTTTTTCTTGTTGTTAATCTAAAACGTTGTTTTGATTTTCTTTGGAAAATATCTTGGTTATTATTTAATGCTAAAAATAAACTACTACTTAATACAGTACCACTACCTATAGAATAAGATGAATCATCCCATTTAAAAGTTAATTTTGGTGGGTATATTGTATGTGTATCTACCGAATAATATTGTAGTTCACCAAAGCTAGCTGAACCATCACATTCTGTGGCGATAGGTTTTTTTATTATAAAACCTTCATTTTCTATTCCTGTTGGGTAAGTAGCTCCTTGATAATAACTTGCAGAAAAGAATTTAACTAAATCAGTTACATTTACATCTAAATCTAAATTATCTGCATTAGAAAAAGACGTTTCAGCTACAAAATTAGTCCCTGTCCACCAAGTTCCTCCTCCGGAGATAGGCATAAAATCACAACAAGAACCTGTTGAATTAGTAGCGAAACTTGAAGTAGCCCATATAGATCTTGCACTTGAACCTGTGTCTGTTCTCATATCCCAAGTCACACCATTAGATGAAGTAGGATTATTATGAAATCTACCTGTACCTTCATCCCATGATTGAGAAACTGCATAAACTTGTACTATGTGATTTGCATGTAATGATTTATGTTCTGCAGAAAATACTTCTAAATGTGTGTTGAAATCGTTTCCATTTAGTTTGTTTTCTATTATGTCTTTAATTTCAGTATTTTTAAATTTAATTAAAAATCTAGAAGGATAGTAAATTTCTTTACCTGAGTCTTTTTCTTCTAATAATTCTAATATTTCATCTCTACCAGTATTTAAACCTGTTCTGTTAGGATGACTATATATAGTTGCGTCTTTTTCGGGAAATATAGAATAATATGCCATTTTAGTATTGTGTTATTTTTCCTTGAATATCTGAATTAGGGTATCTTAATTCAAATATACTTGGATCTAGCGAAGGATAAATTATTCCCTTTATAGTAGCATCATGTAAGTCATATTTGTAAGGTGAATATCCTAAATCTTGTCCTGCTATGTTTTCAAGTTTTACTGTAGGGACTGATTGTACTCCTTCTACTGCTCCTATAGTATTATATATTTCAGAAATTATTATTGGTTGGTTTATTTGCCATTTATCTATTAGAAAGAATTGTTTTAATTCTTTAATACAGTTCATTAATACTTCTTGATTATTAAAGTTTTTAAATGCAATAATTTCAAAATCTACACTAATATTAATAGGAAATGCATCTTTAATATTAACAGCGTCTGTTAACATCCTATGTTGTTCTAAATAAGTTGCTAAATTAGTTTTAGTAGCTTCATTTAATGTTGTTATTTGTTTATTTTTATTATAACCTAAAGTGTATAAATTTAACGCCATAGGATTAGGTATTCTTCCTGGACTAGAAACTAAAGGAGAAATTTGATCATCTTGTGTTATATAAGCTTTAGCTACCCTACCAAATTTAGCAGGCATAGATAAAGTTCTAATTAAATAATCTTCTTTAGTTACTGTTCTATTTTGAGAAGAAAAAGAAGCCATAGCATTTTGTCTTATATCTTCAATAGTATCTCCTGATCCTCCTCCGGTTGCTGGTTGGGGGTTTGTAACTGCTATAGAATCTACAGAATATTGTTGAAGACCTGAATCTAAATTTGGTGCTGTTTTTATATTTACTGTTCCTAATTCTTCTATAGTATTAGCAGATACATTTGCTTTTATACCAAAACTATTGCATCTATAATTTACTGTTAGTTGTGTGTTTGTAGGAACTATTCCATAAGTTCCCGTATATAAAAAGTTAGAAGGATCATAGGCAAAATCTAATTTTGATCTTCCATCTTTAATCATTAAACCAATATTATCTGGGTTTGGTATAATTTCTTCAGTTACTGAACCTGCTTCTCCTGCTCCAAATTGTATATTTAATACTTTATCTGATGTTAGTCGTGTTATAAATCTTCTTGGTACTTTTTTAACTTTTAAAAGATAAGGAGAAGTTTCATTATACCCATGTAATGCTGGGTCTTTAGAAGCTATATTTTCAACTGCTTCAAAAACGGTATCTTGAGCTAAATAAGGTACTTCAGTCCATGTTTCACCATTAGAATCTACTATTGAATCTATTCCTATTATATATGGTTCATTTATTTGAAATGATCTAAATTTTTCGTAATCGTTTGCAGAAAAACTAATTGTTTTAATTTCTCCAGAAAATGCCTTTACTTTCTTTTTAAGAAGATAATATTCTGGTTTATCAGTACTGTTATTAATAGAATATATTGTTGTTTCTAATGGTTCAAATTCTGTGTCTAGTTTAAAATTAACATCTTTTTCTATTATAAATTCAGGTCCTTCATTTGATATAAAAGATGATCCTTCTGCAATAGTAACAGCATATTTCATATCTGGTAAATAGCTATCATTAGGATCAGAAGGAACTAAATGGTATATTTCTAATTCTACGGCTGAGGTATTTGTTGTTTTAGGTCTATACCCTAAAGAATAGGCTAAATTAAATAAATTTTCTTTTTCTTTAGCTAATAATAAAAAGTTTTCTTGTAATTGTGTATTTTGATAATATGATAAAACGTCTCCTACATACGCCGCCATTTCCATAAACATCATTCCTGGAGATGCATCACTAAAATCATTATGAGTATCTGGAAAATATACTTTAGAAAACTCAACTAATTGACTTTTAAAATCATTAAATGTTTTATTAAGGTATTTTATATCTTTATCTCTTACTGTATTTGATGTTTTTGAAAAAGCCATTTTAGTTTAAATTTAATTCTATTGCATCCACTGAGTCTTCTCTTTTAATTTTATAAGCTATATGAATTTTAAATGTATGAATTTCAGGAGTAGTTTCCATACCTTGTCTTCCCATAACTAAATTTGTTAATTCAATTGCAGGAATATATCTTACTATTCCATCTTGTATTTTGTTTGTTAATTGTTCTCTGTCAATTACCTGTTCAAATAGAAATTTTCTTATTCCTATTCCAAATCTAGGATTCATGAATCTTTCACCAGGGTTTGTTAATAATAAATTAAGTAAATTACTTTTGATTTGAGCCTTAGTTGTATACGAAGAATTAAATACAGCTTCACCATCAAATGGTAAAGTAACACCAATTGCTACTCGTTCATTTTCTGGCATGTCTAAGGGATGTATCCCTCTATTTAATCTTTGTATAATAGCCATTTATTATCTTCCTTTTTTCTTGCTTATTGCTTTCATTAAATCACTATAATCTCTTGTTACTGCTTTTGCTATAGGGTCAGGTATATTTGTTGTTTCTGTTATGCTAGGAGCCATAGCTGTTTGTGTGTTTGTGTCTCCTTGTGCTGTTTCATTTAATAAATCATTTAATGCTCCATTAGATGTGTAATTTTGTTGTGGGCGTTGTTTTATTGGTTCATTACCCATTATTTTTTCTCTTAAAGAATTTTTTGTTATTTCAGGGACTTCAACCATTCTTTCAGTATGTTCTGTGATTGATGGTTTTAATTCATCACGTAAATCTTCTTTAAGTGTTTTAATTTCTCTACGTAACGCATAATCGATTTCTTCTCTAACTACTTTTCTAATTAGATTTTCGAATGTTTTTGCTTTCATTGTTTCTTGTGTTTGTTATAAATATAAATTAATTAGTTTTTTTATAAATTTTCTGATGAATACTCGTCTCCTAGAGCCCCAAATTTTGTAACTGCTTCTACTATTGGTTCTTTACCTGTAGCTGCGTTAAATCTTTCATATCCAAAAGATACAAATCCTGCTCTTTCTACATAATGTATATATTCTGCATTTCCGGTTCCTCCAAATCTAGCCATTATTTCTTCAGGAGAACCACTATCTAAAGTTGCTGATAGTTTTTCTAATTGGTCTCCTTTATTTTCTCCAGAGCCTCCTATATATCCATCTCCTGTTCCTGTATCTCCTCCTCCGCCTGCTCCTGTTCCTGCAGTTCCTCTACCTCTATTATTATCATTTGCTCCAGAGTCGTTTTCTTGGGTTAAAACACATTTAGATAAAAGAAATAAATATAACATTTCTAATATAGCTATTAATCCAGATATCATTCCTAATAATTTAGTTAATGCTTTTATTGCTTTATTTAAAATTTTAGATATTGGGTCTATATATTTTGCTTTTTTCTTTTTAATCCATTCTAAGACTCTTTTAACTGCTTCTGACCATCCTTTTATTTTATATTCTGCTTTTACTATTAATCTAGATATTATATCTATAAGTCCTCCTGTGCCTGTTCCTCCTAAAAATTTAACTACTATTTTTGCTATTTTTATTACTATTTTTAATACTTTTAAAATAACATTTAATACTTTTATTATAGTTTCTAATATTTTTATTAATTTTTCTACTAATTTTAATAAACCTAATAGTGCATTTAATGCAGCTACAGAAGCCCCTATTATTGTTTGTGCTTTATTTAAGAAATTTTTTATTTTATTATATTTTGCTTCTAATTTTTTTTTCTTAGCAGGATCACACATATTAGGTGCATATTTTCCTAATTTTTCTGCTATTTGGTCTTCATTAGGTAACTTATCTTTCCATTTATTAACTTGTTTTTCCCCCTCTTTTTTGCCTTTTTCTTTAAGATCAAATAAGACACTATCAGCTTTTGTTTTTATTTTTCCTAATATTTTATTCATAATTTATTCTCCTTTATTATCTGCTAAATATATTCTTTTACTAGATATTGTGCTTTTTTGCCCTGACATTTTTGAAAAATTACCTTGTCCATCTTGTTTATATCCAATTTTATGACCTAAAGCTTTTAAATGTTTTTTTACTATAATTTTATTTAAAGCTTCAACTAAGGCAGCTGAAGGAACATCATCAGCTGAATCTGTATTTTGTGCCCCACTTAATATATCACATAAAGCATCTATACATGCTAATAATTCTGACATCCATGCTTCTGTTTTTTCTCCTAATAAAGCAGGTTCTGTAGGTAATTTAGCTCCATTATTTTCTAATCCAAAAATCATTTTTGGAGAATTTATTATAAAATAACTTGAATCTGCATTACTTGTGTCAAAATGAATACTCCCATTAGCACTAAAAGACATATGTTCATTTGCAAATGCTAAAATACTATCGTGTTTAGATTGCATTACAATTCTATCAGTGTTAATAATTACCTGATTGCCTTGATAAGCAAAAGGTTGTTTTGGTTTTCTTATTATTTTTACTTTACTGTCTGCCATATTATTAATTAAAATAGGATTTTATTGTATCAGATGATAATTTAGTTTCAACTGTTGTTATCTTATTAGCACCCTCACCTTTAGTTATAGATACCTCTTCTGTTCCTGTTTTGTTATCCCAATCTGGGTTTCCCTCTACCCCTAATAGGTCTTTTATATAATCATGATCTCCTAATCCATTAGGTGCCCAAGTTCCCCCAAATATATGTTCTGTGCTAGAAAACTTCCAATAGTTCCTCCCCCTAACTCGTCTTCTATTAAAGGCTAACTGAGCTCCATCTTGACTTCCACTACTATTAACTTTTGTGTTAAATTCAAGAGTCCATATATAACATTTAGAAGGTGTACTTGGATTTTCTATATGCATAACTATTCCTATATGACCCCCCTTTCCATAGTTATATGCAAATATAGCTCCTTTCCAGTTTGAAATCCTAGTCATTTTTGCAATATTTTTCTTAGTATCTGTAAGTTTACTACCAACATATTCTTTTTTATGCCAATAAACAAAAGTCTCATCATTTTTTTCGTAGTATTTAGAACCCCCTCCATTTTTTGCGTTTTTAGCTACACATTGGTAAGAGCCTGTGTCTCCTTTTCCTAATCCATTTCCCCCAGGAATTTCACCTGTATTTAAATATTGAAAATATTTCATTCTAAATAAGTCCATTGTATACGAGACTCCCGCAGCGCAAAAAAGCCAAGAATCTCCATTAGAATTAGCCCCATCTGTGTTATGTTCATAACAATAACCCCACCTTTTGGGAATATATTGTCTAGAATGTTTTTTTGTAACAGAATATTTATCTCCTACCTTTTTACCTGTAGGAATAGTATCGCCCGTTTTATATTTATATGTTTTAATTGTTTCTTCTGCTGGGCCTTTTCCTGGAAAACAATACTTAAAAGGAGAGGATTTAGATACATCATCATATTTTCCTGCCGTACGAATATTAAATCTTCTGCTATCATCCTCACCAGCATCGGAAAGATGTGCTGGAATTACTGCATCATTGTCTCCATACCAAGTTCCATATTTTAAGTGATCTGCTGCATTTGCTAATGTTTTTCCACCACAAAACATTTCATGTAAAATAGGATTTATATATTTTTTTGGAGGTACTTTACCAGCATAATTTTTTAGGGGCCCCCCTTTATACTCAAGTGTTGCTGGTAATTTAGCTCCTGAATGTACTTGTCCAGCTCGCCATATAGGTAAATCTTTATTTATATGACCCTTCCAAGTTCCCCCCACCTCATCATTCCAGGCAGGGTTAAAACTAATCGCTAAAGCTAGAAAACTATATTCAGTATTGTTATTAATTTTAAATTCTTGTTCTAATTCAAAAGTGTTAAGTTCATCTGGATCTATAGCAGGAGCAGGAATTTTTACACACTTAGATGTTAAATCACTTTCATCTTCATGTTCATAACCAGCATGACATACACAAACACCCTCTTCACAGGCTCCCCCTGTTCCACATTCTACACCATCACAAGGAAAATAATCAGGTAAATCATCAAGTTCATCATTAATCCACTCACATACTTGATGGTCATCATCCCAATATTGTCCTATTTTACACATTACACATTTTTGTGATTGTACACTCCAAGTGCTAAAAGTAGCGAAACTTGTATTTTCTGGATCTATATTTCCCTTACATTTTATATCTGTCATGTCTAAATCAGGGACACATTTTTTTAAAATCCTACTATAAACTTCTAAATGTTTTAAACATTGATCACTACCTTCTTGATAATCAGTAGCTTCCTCACCTTTAATTTCATCTATACCATTTTCAATGTCGTTAACAGTGGGAGTTACCTCATAATCCGTAACCTCTGAAGTAGATGAACCCATTAGATCAGCTACTGATGTTTCGTTTCTACCATATCCTAGATTTGATTTTTGGCAATCCCTTAACTCTGTCCAATTACACCCTCCTAATGGGTCATCTTCCGCATAACCGACTATTCTAAATCTTGCACCTCCAGTTATACTTGTACATTGTACACAATTATTAAGTGGCATTTTGTTCTTTTATTATTAATTTATAATTCTTCTTTATTTAAATCTGATCTATTTTCATCCCTCCACCCATATCTAAATAATGGTTCTATTTCTTCATCTTCAACTGGGAATTCTTCAGAATTATCTTCCTCTATATCTTCATTTTTAAATTCTTTGTCTGTTGGTTTGTTTTCTTCATCTTCAGGATCAACTTCAGAAACGTCAGGTTTAGGACCTCTAGTTATATTATCAAAGGCGTTTGCTCCTTCTCCTACATCTAATATATCATGATTAGCTAACCATGAATCCCAATTACCTGCTACTATTTCCATATTAGGTAATATTTGATTTGATGTTAAATATATAGTTGAATGATCATCATTTATATTTTCTATTGTATGTTCCCAACCATTATCTTCTTCTTCTACTAAAGCACCATTACGTATAACTATAATAGGATCTCCTGTATTTCCTTTAGTTGAATATGCTGCTTTTTCTGATGCTTCTTTAGCTGTAGCTCCAAATCTTATTGAATTACCAAAACGACCTTCTATAATAGTATCACCCTCAAAAGGTAATAATGGTTGTATTTGTAACTTTTCAGTAAAATATTCCCCTAAAGGAATTTCTACGGAATTATCTTCTTCAGCTATTCTTACTGTGTTTCCCCCTACTGTTCCATAATTTTCAGCGCTTCTTTCTACTCCCCCCTCATTATAATACTGCATATTAGGTAATGCATTAGTATGAGTATGGTTCCAAATATTTACATTAGGTAAGTAATATTTAGATTGTGCATCTTTATTACGATTATGATCTAATAACTTATTAGGAGCATCTACTAATAATACAATTTCATTTTTTAAGGGATATTGTTTTATTGATTGAAAAAGAGGCTTTGCTCTATATTCTATATTTGGTTCATCATTACCTTTTCTATTTAATACCTTTCCATAAAATATAGTTCCTATACTATCATAAGAACCAAGATCCCCAAATTTTGAATGAGAAGAATCTAAAATAATATCTAATACTCTAACAGCTATTATTTGTGGAGGGGATTGTGTGTTTCCCGTTGTTGCTCCTTGATCTGAGCCTAAAACCATCTCTCCGTTTCCACCCATTATTTTTCTTCTTTTTTAGGAGATTCTATTTCTTTAGGTTTTTCAACTGTTTTTGCTATTTCTTCTGCTACATCCATTAATTGGTCCATTTCTTCAGTAGTTAATAAACCACCATCTCCTGAGTTAGCTGCTCCTGAAGATAAACGTTGTACAATAGCAGCCATTTTAATTAATTGATCATCATTTTTAACACTTATTTCCATATATTCCTTAATTAATGGAACTACAACAGTAGCATCACCTAATGATTGAACTAAAGGACGTAATTCAGCAATTAAAGATGCAAGTTGTTTTGCTTTTTTCTTTTGATTACCGTGAATTTCTTTTAATAAATCACCAAAGGATTTATCATCAAAAAGTATTTGGTTTAATGAATCCATATTATTTTATTATAAATATGGAATTTTTAGACTCTTACATATCCTGTTTCATCATACTCAGAATAAAGTTTTTTATAAAGTTTTCTTAAACCTTTAGTTACCTTAGTTATTATGGGAGTTTCTACTCCTGTCATTTCACGAATATAAATGTAAAGGGCTTTTTTATTAAATATTTCTAAATTTTCTCTACGTTTAAATAATATATTAATAGCATCACATACTTTTCTATCTTTTTCTTTTTTAAACATAGTAAACATATGTTTATCTACATATTCTGTAAAATAATCTATAAAGTTTTTTATTTCCTCTTTACGTCCATCTCTTCCTAACTGATATAAAACACCATCATCTTCGTCTGCTTTTAAAACGTCTACTTTTTGTTTTTTCTTTTTGTAATTATTATTATTATAAAGAATAAGATAATTTTTTCCTACAATTGAAAAATAACTAAAAGCTTTTGAACCTCTGTCAGGTTTAAAATAATCTAGTTTTTCTAAAAGAAAACAAATTACTTCATGTTTTAAATCTTCTAAATCATCTACTTCTGTATAATAGAATTTAAATGTATGGATTAAGTTTTCTGCTAATTTATAAAAAGGATACCAAATTCTTTCTTTAAATATTTCATCTCTTTCATCTTGATTTGATGAAGATAAATATTCTTTTATAGCTGCGTCTGTATCAGGAGTAAAATATTGTTTTTTAGTTCTTTTTCTACCTCTTTTTTTAGGTCCTGGCTCAAGAGAACCAGTGATTACTGGTTCTGGAGGGGGTGATGGGGCGTACTTGGTTTTGTTTGACATGTATTTTTTACATTTTATTTAAGCATAAATTCATTTAAGGCGTCTTGTATTTTTTGTACTTCTTTAAAAAAGAACCCAATTTGATCATCTGCGTAGAATATATTTTTATCATCTATTTCTTTTAATCTTTTATCACAAGCAGAAATTGCATCGCTTTGTTTTGAAATAAAATCTTCTAATTGTTCGTTTTTTTGTAATAAATTTCTAATAACAAAAAAGGAAGCTGTTATTACTACTGTTAATATAATACTAAGTGTAATCATATTTAATCTTTAAAAAATGAATCTATAACATCTAATGTTGCTGATGCTAATTTTGGGTTATTTTCTACTTTTATTTTTTTAGCTGCTCTTAATGTTTTATCACCTTTAGTAGCATTAGCTGGTTTAGAAGAAGGATTAGCTGAATTATTCCACAACTCAAATTCAATTTGAGCAGCCATATGATCTGCTTGATGCATTAACAATGGTAAATGTGTTCTTAATCTAGTTTCTTTTTGACCAGACATAAAGTAAAACTTATTTGACTCATCATACAAACCATCATGAATTTTAATTGTAATAAATTCATTTTGAGTAACTTTACATCCAATTTCCTGTAAGATAAATAATGAACGTTCTGGAACTTTCATAGCAGGAATGTCAGTGTTAAATTTATACATTTGACCTAACTTATCCATATGCCATTGTGAGTCATTTGGTTGATAATATTCGCCTTCTTGTTGACCCATCTTGCCTAAATCATGGAATAATGCTGCGAACTTCATTTCTTCAACAGTATATGTGGAAACGTCACCACCCATTGCTATCCATGTTTCATACAACTTATTAGCACAATCAAAAACACGCAAAACATGATCAGTATAACCACCTGCAAATGCTGAATGGTGCCAATTCTTACTTGAAGCAGGCATCATCATCATTCTTTCTTTATATTTGTCTAAAAAGGGTAATAATATGTCTGTTCTTTCTTTTGAAAAACATGTTCCTATTACACTTATATAACGGTCCCAATTTGCTTGGATTTTTTCTGCTGATAACATATTATAATGTTCCTGTTTGTGACGTTCCTCTTGATCCTAATCCATTTGTTTGTGATATAGAAATCATATTTTGTAATTCTTCAAATCTTTCTTTAAGTGCTCCTTCTTCCATAAAACGAATTGCTTCTGCATTTTCGCCTCTTTTTATAAAATTTCTTAATTGTGCTAAAGCTTGATCTAATCTATCTAAAGCGTCTTGTGTTTGTTGTCCGTATTTCATATTTATTTTTTGTGTTTATATTAATTATAATAAATTATTTTGTGGTATCCACATATTTTTCATATTGTTTATTACACCAAATCATATTTTCTTTTAACGTTTTTTTAACTTTTGATGGTATATTGAGAAAGTCTGTTGATTCAATTAAATGACCAATTGCTAGTATACGGGTAGATTCAATTTGTGTTCCCTTTTTTTGTATAAGTTTTTTAAGTAATTCAACACTTTTAAGATACTCATCTTTTTTAACTTCTGCTGCTGATTGTTGTTTTTGTAATTCGTGTTCTTTATCATTATCATCAAAGAACGACATTATATTAGTACCGGAGCGGTGTATACCCTTCAACTCATCGGCCTTTTCCATCCGCTTCAGTGTCTCTTCTATGTTTTTCGGGTTGTATTGTGTCATGTGTTCGGTGTTGCGGTTCGCCGTTTCGACCTAAAAACCCCTACAGTAGTAGGATAGTACTTATTTTGGTATAAACCAAGCTTTTTTAATAAAACATTTTAGTTATGAGATTTTCTCTCATACTTCCTCCAAACCCAATTCTAGGTTTTAAATTGTCAGGAGATATTGCTTGAAATGTTGCTACACCCATTAATTGTTTTACCATTTCTCTTGGTGTACCTGTTGCGTAAACGTAAGCTCCTGTGTTGTTTCCTTTTTTTCCAAAGTCATGGGCTAAGAAATGTTGAAATTCTTCTTTTAAAATATAACGATAGAAATTTAATAAAGCTATCCCGTTTTGTATTCCTTGGGGGCTTGTAAAATCAATATCATCAAAAAATTCATCTATAGCTTCACTGTGTTTTTCTTTTTTAGAAGTATCTAATATTCTTAGTGCTTCTTTAAAATCATTTTTAAAACCCTCTTTATTACTAGAATTATTATATACATCTGACATTATTTCGGCAAATGTATTTTTTTTAACCTCTTGTCCTTTATAATAAAAAACATTTACATTTTTATTTCTCCCTGCAGCTGTTTTTCTTTGTTCTTTTCTAAATAATAAATCGGTATCATCTACTTCATCAGTAGTTTTAATCATATATTTTGCAAAATTCTTTACATCAATAGCATTAATTTCATCCGGTCTTTTTCCTAAAGTAGCATTTTCACCTTTAATTTCAAAAGTCTCTCCATTTATAGATAAATCTCCAGCACCTACAGCATCTCCTATATTTTTAAATAAAAGACTCATTGCAAACTCACCCATCCCTACACCTTTATTACCTGCATCTGTAGTAACGTACATCATTAACTTATTAGTTATAGATTCAGGAATCCCTGTTGCCTTAGCATCATCATTTAAATTTCCTTTAGGTTTAGGTGTAAAATTTATTTGTTTAGAGGGATCTGAAATATAATTAATATATGCGTCTCTTTCAGCTTCAGTAGCATCTAAAGTTAAATCTTTAATTTCGTTAGCGTATTTTTTAATAATAGGGTGTTCTGTGGTATTACCTTTCCTATCTGTTTTTTGTCCATAACCTTTTCTCCTTAAAGCATCTAAAACAGGATCATAAGCACAGGTATTTTGAATGTTTTTTAACATATAACCTACATTCTTATTGTTTAATCTACCTTGTGATTTTAATTTATCAAGAGCTGCTTTTAATTGATCAATATCACATGTATCAACATCATCACCTATTGCTTTTTCTACTTCTTCAGGAGAGTTTAATGAAGTTGTAGGAGTATCCATACCATCTATCTCTTCATCATCTTCATCTCCTCTTAAATTTTCTAATTGATCTACAATTTCTTCAGCAGGCATATCTAATTCAGATAGTATTTTTTTAAATACAGAGATATCAGAAGGGTTATCCAATGATGGATATCCCCTTTCTGACCTGTACGACCATTCCAATAATAACTCGTCGAGAGTCATGGTAATATTACTTAATAATATTAGCTAGCTTCTGAAACCTTTCTTGTAGTGCTTTTGAACTACCATCATATCCAGTAGATCCTTTTGTAGTTTTAGCGGGAGTATATCCTGCATTAGCACCTGAAGTTTTCTTGTTTCCTTTATCTCCAAATCCCATAGATGAAGCTTCATCTAAATCTGAATCTTTAGCTTCATACATGTCTTCTTCAACATCCATTTCATCCATATCATCTCCCATGTCATCTCCCATGTCATCTCCAGCTGGTGTTTCTTCACCACCATCGAAGTGCATAGCTAATAGATCATAAATTTTACGAAGAACATCTTCTTCTCCCTCAGGAGCCATTTCATCGCCCATTTCAGCGTCTATATCAGTATCTGGATTAACAGATACATCTACATCATCAGCCTCATTTTGATAAGCTGTGAATTCTTCTTTAATCATTGTTTGTAATTCTTTTAAAGTCATTTTTTTACTTTTTTGGTTTATTATTATTGGTTTTCTTTTTATTTTTATAATAAGGTTTTTTTCCTCGTCTTTTTTTTCCTTTTGCTGCATCTACAACGTCTTTTGATTGTGCTACAACGTTTTTAGCTGCTTTTTTTACATCTGCTAGTTCTTTTTTCATTTCTGCGATTCTAGCTTTCGCTTCTTTTAATGCTGCTGCTGCTTTTTCATCTAAATCTGTTGAATCCCAAAGCGCTTTCCACAACCTTTTAAAGTAACTTTTTATTTTTTCCATAATTTATTTTTATTTATAACTTACAAGTTGAATATCTTGTTTTATAAGCCCATCCAGCTGCTCCTGCTAATAATATAGTCCCCCATAATAAGCTCATACCAAATGTACACCCTGCTCCTACTGCTAATATATAACCTCCGTAGCATTTTAAGTAGCATAATATTTTGTCTTTATTCATTTTTTAATTTTTATTTACTCCTGCCATAAACCCTTCTTGATAGGCTGTTTTTGCTATTTCATAATACATCTTAATACCACCAGCTCCTTCTCTTAAATTAACACCTGCTTCTTTAATGATATTTAATATTTCCATATGAGTATCTTTTTCCATCATAGTTTTAGCTACTTCTCTTCTACCCATTTTTTCAGCTAAAGTAATTTCATCTTTCTCAGTTTCAATTTCTTTTAACCTAGTGATAATTTCTTTAATTCTTTTTACTGATTCTTTAGTTGCTGTTGTATATTCAGAAGATGACATTTTACCATCTTTATATTTTGCTAATGGTGCTTTTTGACTGTCTTTAAGTTTTGTTCTTTCTGAATCTAATTTTGAAGCTTCTTTTTCTAAATTAGCTAATTTTTTAGCTTTTCCTTTAGCAGTAGTTACAGATGATTTTTCATCATCTTTTTCCTTTTTAGCGTCTGCTTTATTAACTTTTTCTGCTTCTTTGCCTTTTACTTCTAATAAATTAGATATTTCTTTTTTAATTGCTTCTTTTAAAGGTTGGAGTGTTTGCATTTTTATGTTATTTAAATCATTTGGTTTAGGTTCAACCATTTTATCATTTTTATATTCTTTATCAACTTCTTTCATTTGAGTTTCGCCTTGTTCTGCTAACCACTGTTTAAATGTTGGTTTCTTATCTGTATTTCTAAATTGAGTTTCGTAATGTATTAAAGAAGAATAATAACCATTATATTCTTTTAAATTTTTAAGAACAGTTTCAGTTGCTTTTCTTCTTTCATCTTCGGTAGACTCTGATAATCTTGAACACCCTAAATCAATTAGTTCATAATCCATACCTTTTCTAAATTCTGCAGGGTTAAATTGATCTAGACGATTTCCATATGTAGCCTTACCATAGTGTTCTACTTCTTTAGAAGGATCGGGATTATATCCGTGAAGTTTATTATTTGCCATTTGTATAATGTATTATTCCTATATAAATATAAATTTATTTTGGAAGCTGTGTTATTGTTTAATTATTTGTTTATTATATCGTTTATTATTATATATAATAGATAGATTATATAAACCATTTGATAAATCTGATAGATCTAAACGTTTAGTATTTTCTTCTTTAATTAATAATTTACCCATTATATCATATACTTCTATTTTAATTTCTAATCTAGTTTCTATAGTTATTACATTTTTAGTAGGATTAGGATAAACAACTATCCCTAATGATGAAATATTTTCTACTGCTGTAGGCCATCCTAATTGACAATAATCATACATTGCTTGACATGAAGCATCCCAATCATTAGTACAACAAAAATCATCAACATCTATTACCCAAGCATAACACCCATCATTTAACCAATATGGTATTCCAGGTCCTCCATAACAACCTGCATCATATAAACAAGCAGTAGAATCTGTTACGTTAGCTAGTGGATTATAATTGTAAGCTGAAACGTCTGTACATCCTACTATTGCTATTATACAACTATTATCATCAAAACAAGCTAAAGGATTATAATTAACTGCCGTACTATCTGTACAACCTCCTATATAACAACAACTATTATCTAATGTATTTGCATTTGAATTGTAATTAAGTGCTGTAATATCAGTACAACCATAAATAAATGGTATACAAGAATTATTATCTGTATTAGCTAAGGGATCATAATTAAACATTGTTGAATCTATACACCCAAATACTACTGGAATACAACTTCCATTGTCAGTATTTGCTAATGAATTATAATTAAAGGCTGTAACATCTGTACACCCATAAACAAAAGGGATACAACTTCCATCATTAGTATTAGCTAATGGATCATAATTAAACATTATTGGGTCAGTACATCCATAAATCGGATATATACAACCATTATTAGTATTAGCAGTTGAATCAAAGTTTAATGCTGTTGGATCTGTACAACCAATTATTACAGGAATACATGTACCATTATTTACGTTTGCTAAAGGATTGTAATTAAACATTGAAGGATCTGTACATCCAGGTATTGGATAAATACAACCAACATTTGTATTAGCTAAAGAATCAAAATTAAGAGCATTAACATCAATACAACCTAAAACAACGGGGATACAACTCCCATTATCTACATTTGCTAAATAATTGTAATTAAAAGCAGCAACATCAGTACAACCTAAAAATACTTGATTACAACCAAAATTTGTATTAGCTAAAGGATCATAATTAAATGCTGAAGTATCCATACAACCAAGTATGATTGGGTAACATGTACCATCATCTGTATTGGCTAAAGGATTATAGTTAAACATTGAAGGATCTGTACAACCATAAGAAAAGGGGATACATCCAACACTAGTATTAGCTAATGAATCATAATTCCAAGCTGTTATATCAGTACATCCATAAGCAAAAGCTATACAACTACCATCATCTACATTAGCATTAAGATTATAATTAAACATTGTTGGATCAGTACACCCTAAAATAGGATAAACACACCCTGTATTTACATTTGCTGTTGAGTCATAATTTAAAGCAGTGATATCATTACATCCTAATATATAAGGAATACAAGAACTATCATCTGTATTTGCATTTGGATCATAGTTAAACATTGTAGGATCTGTACAACCATAATAGAAAGGAATACACCCTACACTTGTATTAGCTAAAGAATCATAATTCCAAGCTGTTGAATCTGTACACCCATAAACATATGGAAGACAAGAGCTATTATCAATATTAGCATTTATATCAAAATTCCACATTGTTGGATCAGTACACCCAAATACTACTGGTATACAAGAACCATTATTAGTATTTGCTGTTGGATCATAATTAAAGGCAGCCATATCTGTACATCCAAACATAACTGGTATACAAGTTCCATCATTCGTATTTGCAGCTGCATTATAATTAAACATTGTATCATCCATACAACCTAATATAACTGGAATACATGATGATTGGTCATTTGTATTAGCAGATGGATTAAAGTTAAACGCTAATGAATCCATACAACCAATTATTATTGATACACAACTACCATCATCAGTATTAGCTAAAGAATCATAATTAAACGCTAAACTATTTGTACACCCAGTAATAACGGGAATACAACCACCATCATCCGTATTTGCTGTTGAATCATAATTAAATGCAATTATATCAATACAACCTAATATTGTTGGGATACAATAATCACCACAATAAGGCATTGCTGTGTATGTTACCCAGAAAGGGGTTGCAAATCCTTGTAATGCTCCTTGTCCATTATTTGCAAAAGGATTGGTTCCTTCTTCTAATAATACAACTCCATCTGCATTTGTTAATGTAAATGAGTTTTGCATTGTTTGGAAAGTAGTTTGTTGTGGGTCTGGATTTTGTGCGTTAGGAATCTCAAAATAATAAACAGTAACTGGTTTGTCTGTTTCTAAATTTAATGGGAAATTTTGAACATAATTTCCTGGCCCCATTGTATATGTCCAAGTATTAGTTCCTTGTGTAACTCCTACATATGAATTACCCCAACCATCTGCTGCATCATCTTCTATTTTTAAAATATAATTACATGAATCAACTATATCCATTTTAGTTGCTGATGCATCATAATTAAATGACGAAGGATCTATACAACCAAATGTATGTAAATTAACACATGAACTATCATCTATAGTAGCTGTAATGTCAAATTCTTGATATGCTGGATCTAAACAACCAGGTATTGTAGGTGGTCCTGCACAAGCTACTCCATTTTGAGCCCCTGAATAAGCTACAGTCCCAAAATTGACTCCTACTGGATTTTGACTCCCATCTACCCAAGTTCCTGATGTAAGATATGTTATAGTATCTCCGTTACAGTCATATATAACTACTTCTCCTGCGGCTCCTGGAGTACCATTTCCTGCTAATCCATCACCATATGAATCATTTAATATAAATTCAAAACCAGCTGTTGAAGACACACAAAAATTATAAGTGTAAGTTACACCTATATCATTAAAAGTATATGTTCCTTGAGGAGTAATAACATTTGACCCTGCATTAGTAACCATATTCCAAGACGTTTCTCCTGGCCAATTATCTAATCTGATTGTCATTGTAACTTGTTGTTCTGTAACTGGATCACAATTTGTACCACCACATGAACCATCATCAGTAGTAGCCCAAGGATTATAAGATATAGCTGTTGGGTCTGTACATCCTGGAATACAAGATGTAGGAGTATAAAATATAGTGTCTGATAATGTTCCATCATCATATTCTAAAACTGCATAATGTTCTACAGACCAATTAGGGGGCATTTGTCCATTACCAACTGCGACTGCATGTCCATTTAAACCATTTGAAGCTGGCCAATATCCTCCATACATCATAGACCAACCATTTTCATCACCTACATGTATTTCAATAACATCACATTGTGAAAGTGCTGTATCACTTGTCCATTCAAATTGTATTGCTGCTTGACTTCCCCAACACATTTGATATGCGTTAGATGTAAGAAATCCTCCACAAGGAGGATAAGCACATGAACCATCATCTATAACAGCAGATGGATTATAATTTAATGCAGCAGTATCCATACAACCTAATGTAAATGGATCACCAACATATAAATCATCTATACAAATATCACTATAATATAAAGTACCTGTAGTAGCTGTAAATTGTATTTTGAAAGTATCGGTTACAGGAATTGCTGAATAATAAATTTGCCATTCATCACCTTGATCACCTGAGATAATATCTAAAAACTGATAACCATTATTATCTACTATACCTACTTCTAAATCTCCCATTGAAGATCCATACATGTGATACCAAAATGATATTACTTGTCCTGGTGTAGATGATATATCGAATGTAGGTGTGTAAGTTGTAAATACTTTACCTGGATAGTTAGGCGTAGATGATTCAACATAATAATAAATACCATTACCCGTTGTATGGTCTCCTTGTGGTCCTGTGTTAAAAGAACTAGTTGGTCCTTGTTTTAATAACCAATCTCCATCATCAGTAGTATCTTCCTCTAAAGTTATAAAACTTTCAAAATCGTGAGTCCAAGGAAATGTATTAATTTGTGTATAACCTAAAAAAGGTATTAATAGTGTTAATAATAATAACTGTATTTTTTTCATATGCTTATGTTTTAAAAGTCTTCCATTATGATTTCATCTATTTTTTCTTGTACCTCATCTTTAGTAGCTTCCATTGTCATCATAATATTTGCTTGAAATCTACCAACTTCTTCATCCCCATTAAAAATTAGGATAGTGGGCACAACTACTATTTTATATTTTCCAGATGCTTTTGTATCTATTTGAATATCAATAAATTTAGTTTCACAATCATTTAATTCACCTAACCATTTTACTTTATTAGCTTCATTAAATCCTGCATTAAATTGTACTACACATAAACCATCACCACAAGGAGATTGACCATTAGCAGAATTTGACATTATCATAAATAATAATATTAATATATAACCTGTTATCATTTTTAACCATGTATAATCTTTTTTCATAACTATTTATTTCTATGTTTATCTATTTTACCCCCTTTTACATATCTAATACTATCCCAAGTACCATCAGCGTAATCTAATCTTTCTAATATATGTACTATATCTTTTTTAATATCAGTTACATCGTTTTGAGTGTTTCGTATTATAGTATACATGCTATCTTGATAAAGGATATCTTCTGGAGTAGGGATCCACATTTCAACTTCTTCAGTATTTGGTGGTGTTTCTTTAATTTCTTCTATTACTTCTTCCCCAGACCACACATTAGCAAACATTATTGTACTAAATAATAAAGCGGCTATAATCATTATAGATAGGGGTGAAGTTAAACATATATTTTTATTCCAAAGTTTCATAATATTTTAATACATTTCTTGTAGTGTTGCTATAGTAAAATCCATTATTTCTTTTGATTTTTCTACATCAAGAGTAGGGTTTAATTGTTTATGCATTTTTGCAAGCACATCACTTGCATAGTCTTTTTCTTCATCTGATAATTCTACTCTAGGTGCCATTTCATCTAATGGTTTAATTCCTGCTAATTCTTGAAATCGTTCTGTTAGTAATTTTTTCATTTTATCTTTCGTATAATTTATCTTCTATTTTTTCTAAAGTCTTTTTTATCTCGGCAACATCTTTTTGAGTATCCATAATAGTTTGTCTAACTAATTGGTCTTTCATGTCAAATTCCATACGAGTAATTTCTGGTGGTGGGATCTCTATAACAGGTAATTGTTTAGCTTCTTCAATATCAGCTTGTAGCATAAACCACATACTAATTATAGTAGCCATCGCAGCCCCTATACCTAATAAAGTTTTTATACTTACTTGAAATCCTGTGTCTTCGTTTAACTCTTTTGCCATCTTTTAAAATAATATATAATTTATACCTAGAGAAAAGTCATGCCATTCTCTGTTCCAATATTTATTGTATTTACCTTCTACAAACACACCTAAATGTTTGTCTAACTTATACCCAAAAATTAATCCTCCTGAATAATCATACCATTGTTCACCACCATTGTATTTGTGGTATGAATATTCTCCACCATTATCATAATGATAAGGCATTAAATTTCCCCATGAATGAAGCCATAATTTTTTAGTGTAAAGGTAATAATCAAAACCTAAAATAAGTGAATGTTGGATTGTGTTTTCTAATTCATTTCTTTTCTTTTCCGTATAATCGGATAATACTGTTGGGATAACAACCCCTTCCCAGATTTCTGTACTTGTAGCAACTACATTACCTGAAGGATCTAAATATTGAATACCTTCTGGATTTGTAAAATCAACTGAATATCCTTCTTCTAATGCTAAAAAAGTGTAATGTAAATTACCATTTGATAATTGCCATTCTGCTAGAGGATCATATCCATAAGGTTCAGATAAACGTTGAGCTGCCCCTATATTAACTGATAATTTTCCTTTTTTAAATACCTCAGGTAAATCTGGAATTATATCTTTAAAATTTTCTACTTTATATCTATATCGTTGTGAAGTTTCAAAATATTTTATGTCTGCAAATCCATCTTCTAAATATTCTCCTTTAAGAATATAAGTGTCGTCTATATATCGTAAAAAGTGGTGTTGGTTATTGTAATTTTCTCCTTCTTGTCTTACATAAGATAATTCAAATAAATATTCAAATCCCTTCACTTTACCAATTGTAGATGCATCTGAAAATGAATTTTCTAATCCATTTTTAAATGCTTCTTTTGGTTCATAACCCATTCTAGCTATTTTTCTAACACCTAAAATAACAGAATAATCGTAAGGAGTTTGAACTGTTTGTGTTTGTAAACCATTAGTAACAGAATAAACATCAACGTCAGATAATGATGTGCCTCCATTTACAGCTCCATAAACTGTAGCAAATTTTGATATGTTTTTCCAAAGAGGTTTCCATTCTACTGTCTTAAGATCTAAATTTATTTCTGCTATTTTTGTAAAAATAGAAGGAGTCACTATAGTGTCTTGTGCCGAAACATTTAACGTAATTAGCGTTAAAAGTAATAATAGGATTTTTTTCATATACGAATATTATAATATACAGAAATACATATGAAAAAGGAGAGCAACCCTAGGGCTGCTCTCAAGAACTTTAACGATGTGTGTCCGATTATACCCGTTGGTGTTGGGTGCCTAATTAGGCAGCCATAGCTAATACATTTTCTTCAACAACAACCTCTTCTGTTGCCAGAAGTCTGATTGCAGCTAAAGCAGCAAATGTACCTGCTTTCACCGATTTAATCTGTGTGCCGATTATGCATTGATCTTCATTATATCCTTACTTCCTGTCAAATCCAGTCACCCCCTAAGATTTAAAATGTAGTGGAGGTGGGGGGTATCGAACCCCCGTCCAAAAAAGCAGCTAATATAACTACTAGCGATCACTTATATATATAAAAGATTAATTATTAATCCAAATCTTCCCAATTAATTGAATTACTTTCTTCTCTTTTTAATTGATAGTCTTCAATTTCTGTTTTTAATTTGGTTAATGCATCAGTTATTTCATCTCTTGTTAATTGAGAATCTCTTTCAATGTCATCAATAAGTGTTTCTAATTTTTCTAAAATATTTTCCATTATTCAATTAATTCATGATATGCCTTTACATATGCATCAATTTTAGAAAACGCATCGTTTTCTTTAAGAATTTTTTTAGCTTCTGCTTCTACTTCGGGTCTTAAATTGTAAGCATTAGCTTCTTCTAATATTTCTTCAATTTGTTCCTCCTCAGACATTTGCATTTTTCTTTCTAGATTTTCGTTTTTTAGGTTTATCTTCTGGAAAGTGTTTATAATGTTCTCGCCAATACGCTTTTTCAGTAGTTTCCATCTTGATTTTGTCAGCCTTAGTTGTTCTTTTTTTTCTGCCATTTTCTTGATATTTAGGTGTTTGTAATCGTTCTAATTTATTATATAATTTATCTATTTTATCAAATTTAGGGTCATAAAATTCTACTAAATAGGGACCTTTATCTGTTTTATCTAAATCATAATGCCAAGTTGCTTTTCCCCCTAATTCAGGTTTAGAAGGACAATCATAATATACTCTAGTAAATTGTCTAGGTGCTTCTACTTGTTTTTCTGATGGTCTTCCTCTATTTTCTGTTTTTTTGTGTCTCATGATATTAAATTTCTTTCTAAAAATAAACTGTTTAATGTTTTAGTAACTTCATTTAAGTTTTTAGGATCAATAAATGAGGCTCCCTTACCATACATAATTTGAAAATTCTCATTTAGTTCTTTTTCTTTAGTTTTTGTTGTAGATGAATCTATAAAATAACTTAATATTTTAACACCTTTCTTTTTTATATTTTTTACTGCTTTAGCTGTGTCTAATATAGCTTCTTCACCTCTATAATTTAAATCTTTTCCCATTTCAAATGTTGGATAACCATCGCTCATGTTAATTAAATAACTATCAAGATAATATGATGAATTTGGGATATATTTGTTTAATGCATTTAAACACATACCTTCTGGTGTTAATCCATTACATTTATAATATGCTAGGCGTTTTAAGTCTCTTAATGTATGTTTTTTACTGTCAAAAGCCAAAATTAATAATGGTATGTGTGCTGTTTGTGATGACAAGTTAGGATTTTTACCTGATGTTCTAATGGATATAGTTAAATCAATGTTATCCATTTTTAATGCAACATAACCTAATGCAATTGTGTTAGTTAATACTTGCCACCATTTTGTACCCTCCATACTACCACTACCATCAATTGACACATGTAAGTTAATTGGTTTGTAATTTGCTCTGTCTATTTTGTAAAACAAGTCATCTTCAAAATTAGCAGCATAAATTCGTCTAGGATCAATTTTACCTGATTTTAATCGTTTTGATGCTAAAGTTATTTGTTCATTTCTAACTTGCAATTTACGTAATAATTTTTTACCTATATTAATACCATCTTCTACTTGTTGTCTTTGTCTAAAATCAGTTATACTAAAAACATTATATAAGTTACTTTCAATTATAGCAGGTGTAATACCCTCAATAACATGCACAGGACATGTTGTATTTAATACTTTAATATCTTTAATTTTAATGTTAGACTTACCAATTGCTTCAACTTGTTTGGTTTCTTTTTTAGTTAAGGATGTTTTAGATGTTTGTCCTTTTAAGAAATTTTCTTGTTTACTAAATGCTTTTTTAATTTCTTCTTTTGACGTTTTATTTTGTTTAGCACCTTTTTTATTTTCTTGTACTTGATGTTTATCTTTCGAATGTAAAATAAAATGCATGTTTATAAACTGATATATTGTAATAGCTAATTCTAATGAATGTTTAGTTGATGTTAATCTACCAATATTTTCTAAGTCAACAGCTTTATACACTTGAGGTAACATTTTAAGAGCTGTAGGGTCTGAATTTTTATTAAACATATTAATAATTCTAAACATATAAGACTCCCAATTCTCTTCTCTATATTCTTTACCTTTTAATCCTTTATCTACTATTTTACTATAATAATATCTGTCATACATTTCCCTATAATAATCTTGATATCCAGGAGCATTGTGATAGACTAAATTATCTATACGGCGATCTTCAATAAAGTTTAACAACATTTCAATCCATCTACGTCCCCCTAATAAATTATCTTCAAGTAAACGATTTGAAATCTTTTTTAACACATAAAAATCCGTGTGTTTACAATGCGCACCTTCATGAAGCGCCAAACCCACTACACTATCAATATTATTTAAATTAATCGTAGATGATATCGCGATTTTCTTACCATCTGTTATAGATTCTCCCTGATTATTTTCAAAAAACTCAACAGGAATTTCTTGTTTTGTAAGTATTTTTACAAAGTTAGATATTGCTCTTTGTGTGTGAGCTAATTCAATTAAATTAAATTTATCTACGGGTGTATGGCTTAGCCAGTACGCTGATTTATTTTTCATATATCTTTATTTACGTAAAGATACGAAGAATTTTTTGCTTCTCCAAGTTTTTTTAGCAAAATCTTTATAATTTTTTTTAGAAGTACGATACTCTATTTTTTTAGTACCTATTAAAAATGTATAATGTTTAAACATAAATGCAAAACCATATCCATATATTTTTCTACCTGGTGAATGTTTTCTAAAAAATCTAAATAACATATATTATTTTATTAAGTGTATATTTCCTGTAAAGTGTTGGTTATGTGTCCTAACTGAGTAAGAATATACTCCTATTTGGCAATTTTTACCATCCCATGGCGTATTATTATCAACTTCATATATTATTTCGCCCCATCTATTGTAAATAACAAACGATTTAATTTCTTCTTTGTCTGCCCCATGTACATAAAATGTTTCATTGTAATTGTCTCCATTAGGAGTAAATGAATTTGGTATAAATAATTGTAAATATGGACAATCTTCTATTTTTACTTCATAATATGATGTATCTCCATCACAACCGAATCTTGTCGTATATGCGGATATAACATAAGTACCAGTACTATCAGGCCATTGTATAGTAATTGAGTTACCATTGTTATACGTTATTATTCCACCGGAAATATCCCAATAATATACCTTGTCAGCATCAAAATTAACTTGATAATTTTGTGGAGTTAAATCACCACAATTTACATAAGTTTCTTGACCTAATAAGGAAAAGGGCAATAATAAAAATACCCACCATTTCATATTAAAAGTGTTGGATTGGTCCTGTTACTGGTCCATTATTTACAACAACATTTATAGTTGTATTACAACCGGCCATTGAGTAAGTTAACACATAATTTCCAACACCTACTGATGGCTGAAATGCATTAGCTACTACACCTGTTCCTGACCATGTTCCACCTGCTGGATTTCCAACTAAAGGTGTTGTAGGATCACCTGGACAAAAAGGACCAATAGCATTACCTGATAAAAGTAAAACAAACACATCTAATAACACAGGATTACCAGGACAATTAGCTGCATTTGATTCAATAACTTCAACTGCATTAGGGTATAAACCAGTAACTCCACCCCAATCTACCGTAATTGAATTGGTTCCTTGTCCTGTTTGTAATATACCACCACCTCCTGTGATAGTCCAATTGTAAGTTGATGTAGCAGTATTAGTAACAAAATATTGTTCACCTACTGCATTTGCACATACTGTGTCTGGGTTAATTGTTGTTTGACCAAATGTAAATAAGGTCGTTACCATCATTATCATTGTGATAAAAAGGGTTAGTAATACTTGTTTGTTTTCTTTGTAATTCATAGTCTTGATTTTTAAAAATGGTTAATATTAGATGTTGTTATTGGTGGTATTTGAACTACACCGTTATATATGTTATACGCAGGATCTGTACAGCAGGCCCCATTATTCCAACCTCCTGTTAGACAATCACCAAATACATTTATAGAAATTGATAAATCATCTGCAGTACATGTTTGGTCTACTGTTACTCTAAATCTCATTGTGAGAGGGCCAGTTGAACTACTACCCCAATCTGGATTAAAACCTGTATTTACAAATCTCCAACCTGGTCCAAAATTTAAACCACTAGGGAATGTATGTTGATTATCCCATAACCAAAAACCCGATTGAGTACTTGTATTAACTGGTGTAATTAAAGGAATTAAGTTAGTCCATCCTACACCTAAGTTTATTTGAAACGCTATTATCCAGTTTATATTTAGTTGAGTAAAAGTACCTAAAGTATAATCTACTGCAATAACGTCTCCTGGGGAATATGGGCCCGGTGATGATAATATAAATGATTGGTTAGATACACACTGAGAACTAGCACTAACTCCAATACATAAAAATAGTATGAGAAATAATTGTTTCATGGTTATACATATTTTTGTCCTAAGTCTTCTATAGTTTCTTTAGCTTCATTAAGAGATATAGCAAAAAACTCTCTATCTTTTGATATTCTATGACCTTGTAATTTTTTATGTACCTCTCCTTCTAATCGTTCTGCATTAAAACATCGAAAGGCCCATTCTAAAGCAAAAGGAGTCGCAACTGATGTAGATCTAGACAATTGTTTAACTCTCTTATCAACATCCTCATGTGATGTGTAGCCAATTTTATACATTCCTGGCTGAGATTCGTTAGACAACACATAAACCCACGAGTCTCCATCACCTTTACGACCTTCATACATTCTTTTACGTCTAGGTAAATAATATGTTACATCTTCCCAACTTTTTCCTCGTTTTGATGGTGTTAATGTAAAATATGCTGCATCACCTAAGTCAGACTTCATGTCATTTTTTAATGGAACAAATTGTTCTGCTTCTTTTGCTGTTATACATTTCATATTAACTGTCTAATTGATTTTTTACTTTTTTCCAATAACCTGCTGTCATCTCGTTTTGCATACCTCGGGGTCCCCCATTCCAACATCTGGCTATTTCTTCGGCTGTGGTTAATCCATAATGTTTACAATATATGTCAAACATTTTTATAGACCTATTCCTTAACCACCTATCATCATATGTGAATCTTAAGTCTGATTTTTGCCTACGTAATATTCTATTTACATCATTAACCATAGTCTTTCTAATTTGCAAACACCCAACAGCATCCTCATAAGAATTATAAGCTGAGTCATTATAACTTGATTCAACATACATTATAGCGGATAGTAAATGAGTTGTATTATGTGATATATTAAAATCCCATATTTGGCTTTCCCATTGTAGAGTATCTATTTCATAACATAGACTATCTATTACATTTTGTAAACTATCTATAGTTGTTTGTACTTTTATTTTTTTAATTGTTTTTTCTTGTTCTATTGAATTATGTAATCCTATAAAGGCATACATAAACCCTGTAAAAACTAATATCCATAAAATTGTTTTTTTCATATTATTCAAAAATTATTTTAAATTTATCTTCTATTATTATATCACCTTCTTCAAAATATGCTTTACCCCACACAGTAGCTGTATCACCAATCATAGCGCCAATAGGAGCCATCATACAGTATATTGAATCCATAGTAAGATCTGCATTACTTGTACCATTTACTATAGTAACTACTAAACCTTCATAACCCGTTACTGCGAAATTTTGAAAACTCCATGGAGATTCTCCTGTTGGTACTTGTCCTATTTCAATATATGTAAATCCTAATGTATCAGGTGTATACCAAAATTTATCACATGTCCAAGTAACTCGTGTAGGTAATTCCCATTTATCTACTCCTGTAACATAAGCACCAAATCTATGTAATGTTTGTTTGTCTTCCTTGGGAATTAATGGTAAATGGTAATAACCATTAGCATCTTGAGAACATCTACCATTCATTTTAAATTCATAATCAATATCCGCAGGTTCGTAATGATGTCCATTATAATTTTCTAAAAATTCTTTTTCACAAGAAGCTAACATAGCTCCTGCAACCAGTAATAATAATATCTTTTTCATAATTTTATTTATTTTGGTTTTCGAAATCTTCTGGAATTTCTTCAAATAATACGTAATTTAGGTATAATCTAACTAATGAAATTATTACAAAAATAATAGCTGTTGATAAACCCAAGGTTTCGTATGCAAATGATGCAATAATTAGAAAGAGTAGTGGAACTTCAATTTGTTTAAATCTTTTTAGGAACATAACTTTATCTGTATTGATTAATATGACGTCAAGATACGAAAGATATTTAGCTCCTCCAAGTTTTTTTGCGATTACCTTGGTTTTCTGTTAGTTTTTACGGATCTTTTATTAGAGTTGTTAGATCTGTTTGTTTTTATATTAACCTTATTGCGATTTACGTTAGTTTTAGTATTTGTGTTGCGGTATGTGTTTGTTTTTACTTTAATATTAGACCTGTGTGTATTTACTTTAGGTCTATTAGGCCTATGTGTAGGTCTATTAACGGGTCTTGTAATTACAACATGTGTTGTGTGGGTATAATGAGAAGGAGGGCAAGTATTATAATAATAATACCAAGGATAATAATGTGGTGTACCATAGTAGTAATAATATCCACTATTCCAACCCCAATATATTAAATTATTATGATATGTTAAAGAAGCATGTTCTTCTCGTACATCATCATATTCTGCATCTGTAATATAATATGTTCCATAACATCCTGTAAATAATACTGCTAATAAACAAAATATTAGTATACCTATCCATCCTATAAATGCTCCTAGTGCTGCATCTTTATATTGTCTATTCGAATTCGCCATATAAATTATATGTTTTTGGTTTTTCTGGTTCAGGCTCTGGTTTATCTTCTTCAGAATATATAAATATTGTACCTTCTCCAGCTCTTAGTAAATAATCACGCGCTTGTGTGTTTTGATAAACCCATTCAATACCCTCTGTTAATGAAGAAAATACAGGATCTTCAGAATCAACTGGTGTCCATCTATCACCTGGTGGGAATCTTTTTAATACTTGTTTAATATGTACTTCTTTATCTGACATAGTTTATTTTTTCATAAATTTATTTATCTCTTTATTGCTTGGATATCCTACTATCTTACAACAACTATCACATACCCATCTAATAACCATTGTTGTGGAATCCAAACGTTCTCGTATAGATTTTACAGATCTACTAAAATGAGGACATTCTTTTTGAATATCCTCAATTTTTTTATCTATTTTTTGCCTTTTATTAATAAGATCGGCTACTTTATTGGCTTTCATACATAAATTATAAAAATTTATGAAACCTTTTTATTTAACCGACGTTTTTATTTAAATACGGCGAATTCTATAATTGTACCTGTTAATCCTGCACCAAATCCAACATCATTAGAATTTGTTGCTAAATTACCACTACCTGTTGGGGTATAAACGTAATAAGATGTATTTGGGTTAATTGGCATATATAAGAAACTTCCTTGTTTTAATACAGCTATATCATAACTACCAGTAGCTCCTCCATTATGCATTCCTGCTCCACTCATAAATAAATGTACATTTGAAGATGTAGTTGGACCACCTGCTGATGCACTAAATCCACTACCTGTTACGTTTTTAAGGTATAAAAAAGTTGGTGTGTGTGATTGAGATCCAGTTATACCTCCAGGTACTGAAGCATTACTTGATCCTGAACCTGCATATAATTCATATCCTACTTTAGTATCTGCTCCTACAGCTATATTTTCAAATTGTAAAGGATGGTTATCTCTTGGTGTTGATCCAGTATATTTTGGATCTATATTGAATCTTTTTAATCCTCCAGATCCCGTTAATTGTAAAGTTTCGGATACTGAAAATGATAAAGTATCAGATGTCATATCTGTACTAGATAAAGTTAAAAGTGCGTTTAATGATGATGCCATAGTTTTTTATTAATTAAATATTCCGAATTCTACTATTGTTGATTGTGCGTTTAAATGTTGTTCATTACTTGTTATATCTCCAGTAAAAATTTCATATGATGATGATGGGTTGATTGGTATATAACAAAAATTACCCATTGTTACTCTAGCCATTGGGTGATTAGGCTTACCTGTCTGAGCAGATCCTGTTTGTACAATATGAACTACTGATGATGTACCAGCAAATCCTGCTGATGCACTAAATCCACTACCTGTTATGTTCTTTAAATATAAGTAAGTAGGTGTACTTGATCCAAAATCATTTTCATTATATATTCTATATGAGCTACCTGATCCGGAAGCCATTGCTAAATCCACTCTTTCTATACCTCCAGATCCCGTTAAATTTAATGTTTCCGAAACAGAGAAAGATAAAGTATCTGAAGCAATATCCGTACTAGAGAATGTGAATGTTGTTTTTACTGTTGCCGCCATTTATTTTGTTTTTAGTGTTCAAATGTTATTCAACGATAAATATAAAAAAATGATAAAAAACATATAAGAAAAAATAAAGAATCTCTCTTGCTTTCTCTAAACAATCCAACCTATGAATCCGTATATACGAAACACAAGAAAAAAGAACCAATCCTGCGACTACGTACGTGAATACTGTGATGGATCGTACATAGTATATTTTAATGTAAGTTCTTCTCCTTCTTTAATGTCTTTTAATGTAATAATAGATATAAGACGTCCTTCTGTAAATGTCTTACAATTTGGTGTAGTATTATGATTAATAAACCCACCTAATGGCGTTCTTACATAACCATTGGCAAAATGGCGATCTGCAACATGGGAAATACCTAATGTTGTTGATTTTTTGATAAATTCTGTAGCAAACAAACCTAACCCTTCAACAGGTGATTGTTTTATTGTGAGATATGTAGGTAATGGACGATACATTTAATCTTCATACCATATACCATACACAGGTGTAGTAAGTCCTGTGTCAGAACCACCGTATCCACGTATTTTAGCGTTGCACATTAATTTCTTTTTTTTAATTTTAGGTGCATTATCATCCACCTTAAGGTATATTGGGTTTTTGCTGTTAAGTTTGCGTTTCTTTGCCATGTCTGTATAATATTTAATAAATGTACTGTAATATATACAAATATAATAGGCTCGGCGTGAAAAAATTTGTGAAGATTTCTTTTTTAATGTCTATATAGCTATAGCATAAACTACAATTATGAGAAGAATGTAAACGAATGGTGAAATGTCTACCCTTTTTTCTTGTGTGTTCATAATCATTTTTGAGGATACGTACAACCACATGGGAATATAGCAATGACGTAATTATGACACTATTATTACATTATAATATGTGGTTATATATGCGTATATATGCTCGATGGTGAAAAACCGTATGTTCGCTCTGAATCACCCCAAAACTTTTGGCATGCACCATCGGCCGCCGAATGCCCGCGGGTGTGGCGCGGACGTACCGCTATCGAGTCGCTATCGGCCTTTCAAAAGAAAAAAAAGACCCTTATAAAGGGCCTTTCAAATTATATTTTATGAAATTATTACTTTACAAACTTTAAAGTCTTAAGGTTTAATTCAACATTCACTTTCTTACCTAATACAAACGTATAACCTTGTACTTTAGTTCTACCAATGTAACTTATATTACACACATGACCAGTTATATTATTTACAATACAACCATATTCATTGTTATTGCTTGGTTGACTGTACTTATATTCACCATTGCTTACTTTAAATGTATTACCTGATTTGAATTTTTCATTTACATTAGTGTAATATGCTTGTTTGTTTAATCTAATTTGTCTTGCTGACTTTTTGTTTACAGGTCTGCCTGTATTGTTTACTCTGTTATCTACTTTACCCTTTGCAATTTCATTGATTGCTTTCTCATCTAATACTACTACTACTTTGTTTAATTTTGTCATTTGGTTTTTAATTTAATTATTGACTTGAACTTTCGCTCCTTATTTATGTCTAAATATACGAACTTTCTATGCGTTCTCCAAATTATTTATTACTTACTTTAAA